GCAAGAGAAATAAATAAATTCCATTCAACATTTATAGACTCAATTCAACGTTATGTTCATAAAGGTAGAATACATTCAGAAATAAATCAACTTAGATCTGATCAGGGTGGTACGGTTTCAGGACGTTTGTCATATTCAAATCCAAATCTTCAACAAATTCCAGCAAGAAATAAGGAGTATGGAGATAAAATTAGAAGTTTATTTTTACCTGAAGAGGGTAGACAATGGGGTAGCTTTGATTACAGCCAACAGGAGCCGAGGCTTGTTGCTCATTATGCAGCAAGTGTAGATCAGCAATTTACGGGAGCTGATGATTTTATTGAAGCCTATAAAAATGAAGCAGCAGATTTTCATCAAATCGTTGCTGACATGGCAGGTATCTCCAGGACTCACGCGAAAACTATTAATCTTGGTTTATTTTATGGAATGGGTAAAGCAAAATTAGCAAAAGAGCTTGGTATTTCTAAAGATAGAGCCGAGAGCCTCCTGAACCAATATCATTCAAAAGTACCATTTGTTAAAAAATTGGCTGAAGCTGTAACCACCTCTGCTTCAAAATATGGGTTTATTCGAACAATAAGGGGTCGTAAATGCCGATTTGACATGTGGGAGCCTGCAACCTTCGGAATGAACAAAGCTATGCATTATGAGGAGGCTAAAGCCATATATGGCAATAATATAAGGAGAGCTTTTACTTACAAAGCTTTAAATAGGCTTATTCAAGGATCTGCAGCTGATCAAACAAAACAGGCAATGATAAATTGTTATAAAAAAGGATATAAACCCCTACTGCAAATTCATGATGAATTGTGCTTTTCTATTGATAAAGAAAGTGATATTATTGGAGTTAGGGAGGTAATGGAAAATGCAATCGAAAATCTCAAAGTCCCATTCAAAGTCGACATTGCATTGGGTAGAAGCTGGGGTCAAGCCAAAGAATAATTGTCCAAGGTGCCAAGGCACAGGTTTAATTAAAACCTGGTATGACACCTCCGAAAGTCACAAGGTTACTTCTGAGTGTCCTCTTTGTCGGAATGCTCCTGATCTTCAGACTCTTCGCTCTGCTGGTCTTTAGACTCTTCCCGAAGTTTTTTCATTTCTTTGTAATAGTTTGGATGCTTCCATTCAAACGACATATGCCCTCCTTATTTTTTTTATAACCTATTATACCACATGAAATATTTTGAAATTTGATTTTACTTACTTCTAGAGCATTGCCTGTGGCAGGGGTTTTATTCTAGATGCGACACTGAATGCTTTTTGGAAAATTTAGAGCGCACTAGCCTTGGGAATAAAAATGATTTTTTTTTGCCAGTTTAACTAGCTATATCGTAAAGACCTTTTTTTGCGTCTTCAACACTTTGATCATTGATCTTTGTTCTTAGATCTTTAATCTTTATATCGATCCACTTCATATCAGGAGTTACTCTCCCCTGTGCCAATGCCTGATTGGCCCACTTGGACTCCAATTGAAGTTTTTCCGATATTAACTTTTGTAGTTGCATCTCGGTCAACCTCCTCGAAAGTTATGAAAAGTCTGTCGGGGTCTAAAAAACCACCAGCATCCTTTTCTGTTACACCTCCTGACTCAACCTTCTTACTAAACGTGTCAAGAGCAGCTTTATCGTTCTCAGCCTCAAGCATCTCATCAATTAATATGTTTTTATATTTTGCTTGGACGCGATATAGCTTCATGTAAGATTATATATCAAAATGTGGTGATAATGCAACTATACGCCTACTTTGGGTTTTTTCTTTGGAATTATTAAATCTTCAAACACATTTACCTGTCTACACTCAAATTTTACGGCAATTTTTTCAATGTTTACCTTTCTATCTTCCATTTCAAATACACTCATGTATGCTAATTTATAGCCCATCAATGAGCATTCTTTATGTGATTGGAACTCAAGCGATGGAATTCTTCCATTATCACATGATTGAGAAAGAATAGAACAAACATACAATACTAAAACAAATTTCATATAAATTCCTATATTATCCTATAGTATTTTTTCCTTGCATATCCCATGAAAATATTTATATAGATGGGATGTTTTTTTTAAATACTAACAAAGAGGTTATCATGAAAAACGAAAAAGATATAGGTGCGTCAGCTGAGTTGAATATGCCAGATGACAAGCCGTTGGTTTTAAAACCTGAATGGGAGTCAAAACCAAAAAAAGTGGAGAAGGTACACATGTTCTCCGTCACTTACGATGAGAAAGATAATAAACTTTCACTCGTAGTAAATGGTGACACTTATAGACAACTTACAGTTAAAGATCGATTATCAGGAACTGTTAAGTTTCATGAAGGTGTGGATCAAATGGTAAAGCTGTTCAGAGATTGGGGGTTTTATGAAAATTACAATTAAATCCAAATCACCAATTTTTAAAAAGTTTATTGAGGATATAGATAATGTTTTATCTAAAACTCAACTTTTTACAGCTGATGGTGGTGAGATGGATGTAGAGAATTATCATTTTCAAGATCAAAGAGAAAGACTTTCAAAAATCTCATTAGATTTTGAAACTGGTGCACATCCAGCGCACATCATAAATGAATTTGTTGCTACTGATCTTATTTACGATGAGTTAGCAGCACTTCAAGAAGAAGCAGATATAGAGGCGTCCAATGTATAACAAAAACGTTGTGATGTTTTTTATTTGTTTATTAATCATGGTCATGACACCAAAGGTATTTTTGTTTTTGGTTGGTGGCCTATTTTACTCAATCTTGTTTTAAGGAGGAAAAAATCATGTCAAGAGCAGTAAATAATAAATTTTTTGAAACTAGGGATTACTCTATGTTCAAAAAAGTCCGAGGTAACAGACCTGTGGATCAAGCACACGTGCAGCAACTAAAAAAATTAATTGCTGATAAAGATCTAATGGATCCGATACGTGTGAATGCAAACATTGAGGTTGTGGATGGCCAACATACATTACAGGCTAGAAAGGAATTAGGATTACCTGTTCCTTACATCATCATTAACTCTGATGATCCACTTGATGTTGCAAGACTAAATCAAGGTAGAAAGAATTGGTCATTAGATCATTTCTTAGGCCATCACTGTGCAAGAGGTAAAATGGATTACAAGATTTGTAAATCCAAAATGCAACAGTGGGGACTACCAGTATCTGAAACGATGATACTTTTATTAAAAGTTTCATCAAGATACAGCACAATTGCTACAAGCTTTAAAGAGGGTAATTTTAAAATACCCGCTGGTGGTATTGAACATTGTGATAGAATTGGTGGTCAATTGAATGCCTTAAAAAGATTTTTGATTGGTGTTGATAACACTGACAGAAGAATCAAAAGGCAAATAATCACAGCATATATAATTGCTGACAGACATCCAAAATGGCAGTATGAGAGATTTAAAACAGCTTTGAAGACTAAATCTGCGTGGTTACTGCATGGGACAACGTCAAAAGATTATATACATATCTTCCAAAAAATTTATAATGCTGGAAGATCTGCAAAACAAAGAATAAATCTTGTTGAATTCTTTGAGTCTAAAGAGTACAGAGATAAATAAGGAGTAAACATGGACATCACTAAATGGAAATCTTGTGCGGTTGATATCGAATCATACACACTGATAAGAGCGATGGGAAAGGCAGGTTTCAGAAGACCTGGAAGCATGATCGCTAAGTTAGTTGATGAAGAAGTAAGGAAGATAGCTAAAAAAGAAGGTAAACCTTACGATAAGATGAAAGAGAATTTACTTTCACAGGGTAAAAAACTGTTGAACGGTAATTAACACGCGTGTGTTTGGTGGCGTACGGGAGACTAACGCCACCAATTTATCACTTGCACAAATTTCAAAAATAAATATAAAATCAATATACGTATTCCTAAGCCTAGAATGAAAAGGTGAGGCTTTCAAAACACCTTATTTCCAAATAACAACGAACACTAAAATTAACTTTTTAAAGGAGATTTAGTGGGTAAAGCTGTGAAAAAAGGCAGTCCAGAAGCATTAGAACAGGCGTTACAAAAACTTGTAATGGTATGTCCAAATAAGAAAACTTATGATGAACTTACCAGTTTGATGTTTCAGTTGTATTGTGGAAACGACTTTGGTTTAGGAAATTTCAGTTTAGCATTTCTTGACAAGATTGAGGAATGTTGGCGATCAGGTAGGAAAAGAGCTGCTGAAGCTAAAGGCCTAAAACTGGTTGTCAAAAATACATGACCACGGTGTTTATTCCACATCCATATCTTTTCCCACATCGTGGTTATGTACATGACTATAGAAGCTAAAAAATTTATTTCTGCTACTGTAAAATTTGTGGATAGGCTCGATGGCCTTGAAAAAAGCGAATTTATTGAAGACGTTTTTGAGGATTACGAATGGATCTGCACCACTAATCACCCGTTATCTGAGAAGAGGAAGTACCGTGAGTTATTCACCGCACTTGTTAAAAATTTTGGGCATTGATTTAGCTGTGAAGGTAATTGATCAAAAACAATCACCTGAACAAAGATTATTTCAGGCAATAGTGTTACAAGCTTTTGAAGATGCAATGACAACTCATGGGTCCAAACAAGAATCTTACTTAAAAAAAGATGCTCATGATTGGTTTTTAGATAATAATAAAATGTTTCAAAGTATTTGTTGGTACGCAGGTTTTGATCCAGATATTATTCATGACCGTTATAAGAAAATGTTGAAAGAAGAAAAAATAATTTTTACAGAATTACAAAAGTCCTGGGTCAAGTATCGAAGTTTGTATAGAGATTATAGAGCTGCAGCAACGCCAAGTGAGAGAAGAGAGATTATGTTTAAAATTGTAAGAGTAAAGACTAAGTAGTCATGGTGGTCTAAAGAATTTGACCCCTGGGGGAAACCTAATGTGAGAGCATAAAATGAGTAAAACCCCCAGAGGCATACTTAATAAGTGTTTGAAATTAGTAAACACGTGTTAACTATACCAGAATACGGGCCAACGGACAAAGGAAAAAATTTTATTATATAGATATTTCTAACACTTGATCAAAAAAAAGTACCCCATGGGGTAAAACAGGTGTCCCTGGTGTCCCCGATAAGCTATTAGTCAATATTATCAACACTTTTAATCAATTTTAATGGTGTCCCTCTGGTGTCCCTGTGGTGTCCCTAGGGACACCAGTCTTGCGGGAACGCTATCAAAAGTTTTTTGGGTAGTTACTTTATGATGAAATAATCTATATAATAGAAAATTATGATGAAAAAAATACAAATGACGGCTTTAGCGTTTAAGACAGCTAAAGAAGCTTTTCGTAAAATTTACAAAAAACATAAAACACAAGTTGCGCGTGCCAAAAAAGGTGCCAAACGTGGGTTAAGAGGAACTGGTATCGAACCATATGATTTAAAAAAATCTTTTCTTAAAAAACAGTTACGTGGTTTAAAAATAACAGGTCAAGCAGAATTTAAAGCACAACCAGGTTTAAAAAACAGAATTAAATTAAGAATTGAACAAGCTAAAAAGAATAGAGAAAAATTTAAAAAACCTGTGATTTTTGGTAAAGCATATCAATCAGACAAAGCAGGCAAAACTATGCAGGTACAACCACTTAGTAGACAACAAAGAAAATTAATGCTTAAAGAAATGGCTGTGTCAGCTGATAAAGGTTATAAAAAGGCAAGATTACGAAAATTTGGATATGAAAAAGGTGGTGATATTAAAACCTTAAAGAATGTAGCTGGTAAATTACAAAAAGCTTCAAAAGCTCACGCAGGTCAGTCCAAAAAATTAAAAAAGATTATCTCAAAATATGTATAAAAAATTTTTACTTTTACGAGATGTTGCCAAAAAACTTTTTCCTGGCAGCAAATCAAAACAAAATTTATATGTTGATGAATACAATAGCGCCAAAATTCACATGACTCATAGATCAGCAGATGATTACGCTAGAACTGTTGTTAAAGATAAATTTAAAAGAAAGTAATGGGACTTAAAAAAAAAGAACTTCGAACAATAGATGATTTGACCCCAAAACAAAAAATGTTTGTGGAGATAATGGTGCAGGATCATGGGCAGATCACTCAGGGTGAAGCACTTAAACGTGCAGGCTATGTTTGCAAAAATGAAAATGATTACGGTGTCATTGCCTCCAGATTGTTGTCCAGAAAACATAACCCACATGTCGCAAAATACTTTGATCAAAGGTTTGAAAAAGAACTAAAAAAATACGAGAGTGACAATCTCAGACGTTATAAAAGATTCGAGAGAATAGCTAACAAAGCAGAAACTGATAAACAATATGCAGCTGCTATCAATGCAGAGTTTAGATCTGGTCAATTGGCAGGAGCATATGTAGATAGAAAAGAGGTAAGAGTTACTGGTCTGGAGGGTATGTCACGTGAGGAACTTGAAAAAAAGCTTTCTGAACTCTCAGCAAAAATCGATGGCTACAACGCCAAAACGATTGAAGCTGAGTCAAGTCACGTTGAAGAAATTGAAAACAGCTAGTTGGTCTGAGTGGCTAAACGTTTTCAACCAAGTACACAATTCAACAATCACTACATCAGTTGGAACTGTAAAGGTAAAAATTAATGAGAAAAAAAATATCAATACCAAAAAGAGTAAAATCAGAAATAGATAAATACCCAATGGTATCTGTTGAATGGTTTGATATCGTATCTGATAGCAGTTGGACTTCTTTTGAGTCTCTTAAAAAAGCTAAACTTGCCACTTGTATTACAAAAGGCCACCTACTTTCACAGTCAAAGGGCGTGACTAGATTGTTTGGTGATTATTCTTTTGCAGATGATGGTAAGACAATTGATACAATTGGTAATACAACTGTAATTCCTAATTCAGTAATTAAAGAAACAAAAAAACTGACCTAATGGTTCGTAATATTAATCAAGAAAGTTTACTTTGGCAAAGAACGAAAAAAGGACTGACTGAATGCTTTTTAACCCGCATAGAAACTAGCACAATCAACGGTGTGCCAGATGTTCATGGTGTACATAAAAGAGGTATTTTTTGGATAGAATTAAAATCAGATAAACTCAGTTTTCCTAAGCTAAATAAATGGCAAATAGTTTGGATTAATCGATATGTAAAAGCTGGTGGTAATGTATTTATCTTGAAAGAGACCCTCGCGAAGAAGTCTCTTAAACTGTACAAGCCAGTGTCCGTGTTCACGGATCCTCGGTCACTGGTTCCTCGTTGCTCGTTCTCGTACCCTTTAAAATGGCCAACGGTCCAGCAGCACCTGCTGGATCTCCTTCAGGAGTCAGAGTGAAGCTCGGAAGTTTTCTCGTTGTCGTTCCCTGCCCCATGTTTCTTCCCCTCTTTGTTAGTTTGCATGGGGCTGGGCACGGCAGCGTACTTCAGCTTCTCGTCAGGTTTGTCAAGCACCAATCCTCGTTTCTCGTTGAAACAGGAGCTGGGATCCTGCAGCGTAAACTTCAGGACTCCTGAAGGAGCCGTGCTGGTATCTGCGCTTCAGTACGGGAACCTTTCTTTGAAAAAAAGCTCTTGACATTTATCCCATCAGGTCTTATGTAAGGTCTGCAGGAAGCGCGGCCCTATAAATGAACTAGTTCTTCCTGCGTAACCAAAGGAGAGCAAATGAGCAAAATCAAAGAATGGCTTCGCGCTGGCGAAGCTGAAGAGCGTTTTTTAATTAAAGATATTTCCAAGCATGGCTGCCAGGGAGGCGTGGGTGGCCTCATCTATTACTGGGAAACAACAGCTTTTTATGAAGAACACAAGGATGAAATCTGGGATCTATTATATGATCACGCAAACAATGAAGGATACAAGACCGGAAAGTACATAGGAATGATTGCCAAAGAACCCGGATCACATGCGCAGCTCGTCAACGATCTCGTTTGGTGGGCGGTAGAGGTCCGTGCTCATGAGCTACAGGATCAGGAGGCACCTGCTGCAGAAGCTGGTGTGGAGGCTTGAGTGTCGTCATAGCGTGGCTCGTCTTTTTCGTTCTCTGGCCAACAGGGACATTAGCCGTCACTGGACTCTTACT